CCGATGATCGTTTTGTTATTGGCTGGGCTAACTATTTGCCAAGGCACCGCCGCCAAATGGCGGAGTTCTGATTCACTCTCTATATCTTGTGGCATATGCAAATTCATCTCATCTCCCAATGAGCATCCTCTAGCTTTCACTAAAGGCCAGACTGTATCTTAAGCAAATTCAAGCTGATTAGGCTATCATTATTCACCAACATCCGTTCAGTCGTTGAAGGGCTACCATATCCTATCCTAGCGGATTTAGGTAGTCACACTGCGGATTGCCCAATCCCTAACATTGTTACCATTGGGTACGGTTATTAACCGTGTTCCCTTTTACAATTTCTCATAAAAGGTGGTAGTTAGGGCTCTAAGGGGTTTCCCGCTGCAAGATGTTTCGCCAATTGATCCTTTAAATATATAATAAATTCCTTAGCCTCTTCTTTACTATCCGCTAAGGAAATATGAACACCACCAAAATCTGCCTTTTTTTTTTCTATATAGACATACCAACCATATTGCTCATTGCGTCGCTTCAAAGGTCTAATATATTGATCGGTATCATCCCCGATCTGTTTAATGTCCTTAAACTTTTGAAACTTTTTATCTTTATAATAACGTTTAACACCATCAGACACACGTTTTTTACTCTCGTCACTATGCGTAAATACACTTCCACCATTTTTTAGATTGTATCCACTTGGAAACAAGCTGTTATAGTGTTTAATATAGTGTATTTCCTTATCATTCGCCTCATTTATTTCACAATACTCAATCAAATCAACCACAAAATCGGCAACGCCATATTTTCTAATGGCATTATTCAAATAATGTGACTGATTTTTTTTAGTAGAGAAGGCTTCTGATATGTGACATTTAAACCGTCCGTCGCGTCCATAGGGTCTGTATCTCTTATGGTTTAATATATGCGAGACCGCTTGTCCGACATATATCTTACCCGTTGTAAGATTCGTTATTTTATAAATTTCGCAATAGCGTTGAGTTGGTTCGTCTAATATTTCGTTTGACAGTTGTTGGCGTTTTGATGGTTCCATTCTTTATTATATATAAATATTTTTCTTTATGTTGTTTTTAAAGAATCAATTGACTAGGAGGTTGCACGCTTTTCACGCCTCCTGTTTTTGACAGAGAAGTTTATCAAAATCCGCATTGTAAGGTTTAGTGCAACTAACATTCATCCTAAAGGTATCGCCTACCGGCATGATGCGAACGATATGGCCCATCATGGACATTCGGTGCAAGGTCGGTTGCCGATTAAAGAGAATGCAGTCGCCATCCATCATGTGCCGATGGACGATATCGCCAATTTCTAACTGAATAGAATCGCGATCAATATAGCGCAACGAGATGTTGTCGCCGTTCTTCCGGACAATAATCTTCGCACCCGGGTGCACATCCGGGCCGTTTTGCACTAACTTGGCCAGAAACTTCAGGTTGCGTGCATTCACAACCACGGGCTTGGTCAAATTCTTCGCCATTTTCAGCGGCACACCCAACTCAGTGGCGGATAAATTCGGGTCTGGCGTAATCACCGAGCGACCACTATAATCCACACGTTTGCCCATGAGATTACCACGCACGCGCCCATGTTTCCCCACCAACCGCTCCTTGATGGATTTCAAAGGCCGGCCGGAACGCTGGGACATCGGCGGCGCACCCGGTATCTTATTGTCAATAAGCGATGCGACATAATACTGCAAGAGGATCGTCCAATCGTTAATGACATTGGCTGTCGCATTGGCCTGAATTTTTTCTTGCAATGTTTTGTTCGCTTTGAGAATACTGACAATGATATGGGTGATATCATCTTCACTCCGCTGTTGCGAATCATGTTTCACCGAGGGCCGGACGGCGGGTGGCGGAATCGCCAAGACTTGGCAAATCATCCAATCGGGACGGGACCATAGGGGACTGAAGCCCATAAAGGTCACATCGTCATCCGAGATGCGCCGAAAACATTTGAGTAAGATTTCCGGCGTCAAGGTCATGACCAACTTCTCGTTTTCTTTGCCTACCCCTTCCACGTTATCCCATTCCGCAATCAAGGTGGAGAGCCCTTCTTTTTTAATTTTGCTGGGCTGTTTGCAGCCGCAGCCATCATCCGTATCTTCACCACAGCGCTTAATTTTACTCGCATAGACAAAGACAGCCGACCACCGATCTTCGGCCGACATTTTCAAGAGATGCTCGTATTTCTTCTTGCTAATCTTCAATTTACTGCATTTGATGCAAATACAGCGAGCAATTTTGATAATCGTGCTCAAGTATTGGATATAGAATAAAGGCCGTGCCAATTCAATATGCCCAAAATACCCGGGCGTCTGCATATAATCCAAGCCATCGGTCGGGCAAATCAAGCCGGGATCCAAGACACCCATGCGCGGATCAAATAGCCCCCCAATTGCGGGCTTATTATTCACATAGGATTCACGGTTGGTGATCTCGGCGACCGAGCCTTTACGAATTTCGTCGGCTGACAATATACTGAATTGGATACCAATGATCTTGGAAGCATTTTGCTTTTGCATGGTGCCTTTTCGGTTAGAAGCCATCTTGTATCTTATATTAACATAATAAGATTTAGATATGTTTAATTCAATTTTTTAATTAATGTTTACTAAATCGGGATATTTTGAAAAAAATTGAAATAAATATAAAGCCAACAAGATGAATTAAACCAACCGACCAAAACAATCATGGCTGATACTGTTCAACAACAAAACAAATACAATACGCGTGCGGCCGCTATGGCGAAACAGGCCACCAGCAAGGCCGAGCCGAAAAAGACCAAAGATATAAAAAAGAAGGACACGAAGAAGAAGGAGGCCATTAAAACGCCCGAAGTGAAGCCACAGGAATCCAGTGACGACGAGGAGGATGACGATGAGGACGATGATGAAGAAAGTGAGGAGGATGTGAGTGACGAGGAAACGGACGAGGACGATTATACGAGTGAAGAAGATGAAGAGTATACTCCTTCGGCTGATGAAGAGGAGGTGGATGAAAAATTATCCCACCAAGAATACCAGAAATTTCTGAGTGACCTCTTTCCTTCCAAATATATGTCCGAGAAAGTAGCGGCATTGGAGCATAAAAAAACGTCCAACACTAAATGCCCAGGCGCTCCCAAGAAACCATCACGCCGTCGTCATGACTCCTCCTCCTCCGCGTCCGCCTCCTGCAGTGAAGACGAGGAGGAAGAGACCGAGGTGAAGGCTAAGAATGGGAAGAAAAATCCTATGAAAAACTTCAATATCTCGTTTATCATCAATGACCAGCAACATGCACCCGCTTGCGGCGAGTATTTGTCGTCTACGGAAGCCCTCTATGATGAAGCGTATAGTGATAGCGAAGAAGATGAAGAAAAGGCTGAAGAAACAAAGACAGCCGAAGCGAAAAAGGCCGCCTCGCCGAAAGAGGATAACTTGGACAGTATTAAAACCATCAAAGCGCTGTTTGAATCATTAACAGCCGAACAGAAGGCTCATCCGGTTATGAAAGATATGCTGGATGATTTGGACCGGAAAGAAGCCCGGTTCTTGAAAAAAGAAGAGTTGAAGAATAAGAAAAAGAAGATTGAGAACACCAAAAAACTCAAAACGCTTTTACGCGAACGCGATGTCATGAATGATTTACAGTATTTCAATGAGAAAATGACTGTCGCCGAGCAGGAAAGTGCGCTACAACAAATTGAGGAAATAAAAAAGCATAACGATATAACCAAACCGTATCGGCTGACCTTATTAGACGCCAGCATCCCATCGCAATACAAGGCAATTGCCTACCGCAAGATTTCGTCCTTGCGTAATATGGAGCCCGGTGGCGGGGATTACTACAAAATGAAGAACTGGGTGGACACCTTCATGCAGATTCCCTTTGGCAAATACAAAAATCTACCCATTACCATTGAAGACGGTGTAGAAAAGTGCCATGCCTTTATGGATAACGCCAAACAGATTTTAGACCAAGCCGTCTATGGTTTGAATGATGCGAAACTCCAGATCATGCAAATGGTCGGCCAGTGGATCGTGAACCCCAGTGCGATTGGCACAGCGATTGCCATCAAAGGCCCGATGGGCACAGGTAAGACGACCTTGGTGAAAGAAGGTATCAGCAAAATTCTCGGACGTGATTTTGTCTTCATTGCGCTCGGCGGTGCGACCGATAGCAGTTTTCTAGAAGGCCATTCCTATACCTACGAAGGGTCTTCTTGGGGGAAAATTGTAGATCTACTCATCAAATGCAAGAGCATGAATCCGGTGATCTACTTTGATGAGTTGGATAAAATCAGTGATACACCCAAGGGTGAAGAAATCGCCGGTATACTGACGCACCTCACGGATACGGCACAGAACAACCAATTCCATGACCGCTACTTTTCGGAAATAGAATTTGACTTGAGTCGCTGTCTCTTCATCTTCAGTTACAATGACGAGAGCAAGGTCAATAAGATTCTGTTGGACCGGATGTATCGCATTCAAACGCAAGGCTATAACCAAGCCCAAAAGACGACCATTTCCAACAAATACCTCTTGCCAAAAATCTGTGAGCAGGTGAAATTTCAGATGGGCGATATTACGATTGCGGAAGACACGTTGCACTATATTATCACCAACTATACCGATAAGGAAGACGGTGTGCGGACGCTCAAGCGATGTTTAGAAATCATTTATACCAAGCTCAACTTGTATCGTCTCATGCGGCCCGATACTAATATATTTGAAAGCGAGATGTCCATTAAGGTGGAATTTCCGATGCAGGTGACCACCGCGATTGTGGATAAACTGATTAAAAAAGTAGTAGATAGTGGCAGTTGGCACAATATGTATATGTAAGAACGTGTCAATATGTCAATCCTTAATAAAACGATGAACAAGAGCATATAACCCACGGTTCCGGATGGGGGGAACAGGATATATTCTTTTTTTCTGGATTTTTTCTTCTACTTCTCTCTTCGCCAACCCAAAAATGTGCTGGGAAGTCCCGTTTATAATATTGCCCATATATATATTATGTATACATATAGTTTTGGCGTTCCCAACGAACTTATTTGGAGCAGCCATATTTTGATGGGTATCTTTTTTGTCTATATCGGGTATGAACTCATCATGCGCAAAAAAATACCCGAATACTTGTCTTTGACCATCGTCGTGTTAGGCGCCGTGGGTGGGTTATACCATTTGCATTTATGGTATGACGATTTGAAAAGGCAAAAAAAAAGGTCAGCTGTGAAAGAATCAGGTAAACAAGTGTCAACGAAGTAAGGGTCAGCGTAGCAAGGGATCAACGGCATAAGGCGGCGGTGAATCATCTTCTATCTTTTTCGGCAACGTTACTAGCCACGAAAAATCTAACCAAGCCGTAAACTTATCCAAATAATAAAGAAATAGATTCATTTATATATTTCTTTATTTCTTTATTTTTATACCTTGTCAATCAAAACAGCCTTGGCGATTTTCTTCATGATTTTGTTTTCACTTTCCAAAAACGATTCCTTACCACCCATGGCCTGCCCCATCATTTGCACATAGACATCGTTTAAATGGTGCTGGTTATTCATGCATTGCGGATGCTCTTTGCTCCAGGGCCCTAACAGCGCACTGTTTTTACACGTCACATGTTTAATAGCCTTCCGTAACTTATCGTAATTGCTATTTTCTTTTTCCCATATATTCTCATCCTTGACATACATGATCTCTCTTTTACTGTCGCTACAATGAATCGGGCGTTTATGCACATCCAAGGCATTGAGTTTCCTTATAATAATATTACTGATCCCTTCTACGTAACCCACTTTCCCCACCTCTTCCAGATCGGTGAATTCTAGTGTCATGGTATTCACAAAATCCATAATATTCATCGCATCTTTACAGGTCTCATTCAAGAATAATTGCATATTGAATGTTTTGTTATAACTATGGCTATTATTCGTGACATTGTTTGTTGTTTTGTAGATTTCCAGCATTTGTTTTTGAAAATCCTGATTTTGTTTTTGGAGTTCGGCATTGTTTTTCACGACTTCTAACACTAAATTGGTAAAAAAAGTCACATCGGGAGGCATGGAAGCGGACTGCGTGATGGAAGCGGCTTGCGTCATGTAAATCGGCGAGGTGGTGACCGGTTTGACCTCCTTGCAAATTTTTTTATGTTTCCACAATCCAACATTGGATTTGTATTCCTTACTGCATAAAGAACAAATAAATTTTTGAGGTTTTTCTGTTATCGGGCGATTATCATTGATTAACTTTTCGTGTTTCCTAGTGGCCAAATGTTTTTTATAATCACTTTCTTTACTGCATCCATAGTTACAACATTTGCATGAGAATTTTTTGGCGAGTTTTGGCGAGTTATTTATTTCATCTTTTTGAGATATTTTCAAATGTTTATTTGTTTTTGTATGTGTATCAAATGCTTTTGAATTGTCACATTTTATATTACATGTATTACAAAAATAAATAGGCTTGGGTTGCTGGACTATAACATTAGTTGTTATTACTTTCGGTTTTGGAAAAGGTTCTATACTATTTAACGTGGCATTTAATTCTATAAAATATTCTTGTTCTTTTTTTCGGGCTGCATAATGATCAGCGCAATCAAAAAAATTAATGATTTCCATCTGCCAATTGACCCAACCACCGTTGGCGCGAATTACTTCATAGAGTTTACAGTTGTGGTTCGGTGATTTGGCATTAATGCATGATTGTTTATGCGCATGTTTCCTCTGAACAAAATTGGTGGTATGTCCCACATACACATCTTTTACCTCACTATTTTTACAAGTTATTTTGTAAATAATCGTATTAGAATAATCAATCTCATTCTTGGGCATTATTATATAGATATTTTATATAGATATTTTATATTTATATTAAAAACATCTTAAAATAAATAAAAAATCGCCTAAATGCTTTTTTTAGAAAATGTTGAAAAATGTTGAAAAAAGTTATGCTCACAACATTTTTCGCCTTTTTTCGAAAATGAGAGCATAATGGTCACAAGTCAAAAATTCGGTGTTTTTCACAGACCCATTCGGGACTTTTGGAAAATGGACATTTTAAAAATGTCCAAAATCGAGTTCCCCACTTCAAACCTGGAAAAATAGTATTTCTTATAGATTAGTATTTATAAGAAATTTAATCTCTCTGGAAAATGCAGAATGTCTATACCAAGCGAAGCAGGACCAAGTGAAGCAGCAAAGGAAGAAGAGCCCTGGTCTTTTTATATTGTGCAGAACCAGGGCTATACCTACGCTGGGGTCTCACCCGATCCGGTCAAGCGCCTCCGCAAGCATAATGGAGAGATCAGTGGCGGTGCGAAATATACACTCGGCAAGGGCCCTGGGTGGACACATGTGTGCCTCGTGCATGGTTTCCAGACCAAAATACAAGCACTCCAATTTGAATGGGCCGTGAAACATGTGCCACCGAGAGATAGTGGTGGCTTGATAAATCGATTGAAGAAACTCTATACGGTTTTGAATAAAAGCAACTGGACCAGCAAATCACCGGATGCCACGGCCATCCCTTTACAAGTCGAATGGAAAATAAGCAAACCCGTGTTTTTAAATACCCTGTCTTTACCGGCCTATATCAGTTCAACTTCTCTTCCACAATAATAGAAAAGGACCAATCGTTATCATGCAAATTCACCAAATTGCCTTTATCATCATGCAGTGAGACAGTAAAGCGTTCCAATGTTGTAGGGCCACTATAACTGCGTTTATAGATCGCCAAATCGGAACCAAATTTAATATAAGGATCCGGTCTTAGTGCTGTAATCCCTGCCAAGGGTATAACAGCAAAAGAACCATTGGATGTATAGCCAGTCATGGTATTTGTCACCGTAGCATTTGTAACTGGGGTTGAAATCGCATTGATCGCATAGATTTGGGCCTGTGTTAAAGAACCTTCACGCAATTTACATGTCAGATCTCTCGTGTTATAATAATCTTTCGCACTTAAATTAGTATAGGTCTTTGTATTTAATATATTGTAAAGGCCACCGGATAAACGTGAGTTATAGTCTTCTACCGATAAGACGAAA